CCAGTGGGCAGGAAGGATTGCGGTGGCGTATCCATAAAAGAACGGGCCATTTATTTTAATATTTGATGTGCTACCATTGCCGAGCCTTAACGATAAAGGGCAATTGGAGACCAGAGTTGTATTGGTTGAGCCATACGACAAGGACAAGGCAAGAGCAGGTGGATCTAACCACAATGACATCGACGATGAGATTAAATTTTGATCGGATGGATCATATCGGGTGTGGTTGTGATGCTAACCATATCGGGCATTTGTTATCTGTGGTTAAGGTGGTGGCTGGCTGAGTGGGATGATGAAGGATGATGGGTTTTCTAAGCAGATCGGTGTCAATCGCACACGCGAGGAAATATGTGGGTAGAATAGCAGTGTCAATGACCCATACGTTCGTTTGCGATTATGAATTAAACGCCAAGACCCCCAGCCACCATGAATTACAAAAAAACTATTACAAATCCGAGCCAAGAAAATATATTTTTTCCGTGGGGGGTGGGTTAGGCAGGGGTACCCCCCGACCGGCCTCAATCAGCCCCTCCGGTACCATCCAGCCCCTCTGTCCGACAAGGATTCTGAAATATGGCCAAAATTAAAAAACCAAAAACACAAACTGTTGATCATGGATCACCGTTTATTCAACAGCACGGGGTATACGAGGAAGCTGCCACAGACGCCGCTGGGGTGACGTTTCTGAGGAATGTAACCGCAGATCAGTTGCAGACATACCATCGGCGTGATCAGCTCTCCAGACGCGAATATCAAGCCGGTCTAAACTTCCAAAATGATTTTATGCGAGCTGGTATTGGTCCCAGATATTCCACAATGGATTTGATGAAGGTTCGCGTATCGGGTTCCGGCAATGACCATGATGCAATTCATGTTGCCAGGCAAAGGTTGTATGATGCTTTGGAGTATGTGGGTAAACCGTTGTCGGGGTTGGTGGTTCATGTCTGTGGACATGGCCATAATGCCGGTTCATGGCAGTTTGTGAAGTCGAGTAAGCGAGCCAGTAAGGACGGTATGGTTGCCTTGAGGCTGGCCTTATCTTCGCTGGCTGATTATTATCGCTTGACTTGAGGGCATATCGGGTGTAAGGAACCTATACGATGGTCATTGACGACCTCGATGATCTGAGCATGAAATTTTATGGGGTGTTTCTTTGAAGCACTCCATTTTCGTTTTTAACCTCCCTCAACTACCCCAGTTCATTCTGGGGGTTTTTTGATTGGTCCCCACCATGCCTAGAAATTTTAACGTACTGCGTGACAAAAAGGTTCGCGCAAAGCTGATTGCCTTGATTGCGGAAGGCATTGGCGTGACGTATGCCGCCAAGCAGGTTGGATCAGACCGCAGAATGGTTTTTAAGTATCGGAAAGAGGATACGGCTTTTGATGAGGCTTACAGGGAAGCTTATATTTTTTCTGTGGAAAGTGCGATTGGTGAAGCCAAGATGGCATTGGAGAATGCCGACAGCCGAGATCAAATTTTAAAATACAAGGAATTGCTGAAACACGCCGAATGGGAAGCTGAGAAGTTGCTCAAGCATTATCAGCCGGTGCAGAAGATGGAAGTCGAACATCAAGGACCGATGGTAATTGGCTGGGAGCAGGTTTGTTCCAAGTGTGGGGGCTCGATGGTTGATGTAACCCCAGATCCAAAATTGATTGAAGGTGCAGCCGATGCGGAATTACAAAAAGGAATATCGGGATTACCACGGCAAGCCGGAGCAGATTAAGCGCAGAGCCGGTCGTAACGCCGCCAGACGGCAGATGACGAAGCTGGGCATGGCGAGGAAAGGTGACGGAAAGGATGTGGATCACAAGGATCGTAATCCACAAAACAATTCACGGGGCAATTTGAGAATGCAAAGTAAATCTCAAAATCGTTCCAGAAATTCCAACAAAACAAAATTGGGGAAATAGCATGGCATATAAACCAAAAAAAGCTTCGGCAAAGACTGAGAAGAAAGCCGCACCAAAAAAGCCTAAAAAAAAACGAGCTAGAACTGCTGAAGGTGAATTTATAGCTGACGATCCCTCTACGCCCGATGTGAATGAGGCATTTGTCAGTGACGACTTTGCCAGACGCGAAGCGCAACGTAAAAAGTTTGCACCGCCGTCAGTTGGAACCGGCACAAGACGGCTTGGTGGAAAACTCGTTTAAGATATTTCCACAAGCAATAACACCGGAACAGGCAAATAATTTTGTAGTTGGTTACTGCAAGTTTACTGATCCCGTTATTGCTGATCTGGTGGAGCTGGTACGGGGTGAGTACTCCGACATATCCACCGGCAATGCGGCTTATGTCCGTGTCGAAGATCGTCTGGAAGGGCATCCGTGGCATCGCGATACCGGCAACAATGGTCATATGAGCTGGTGCCATGTGTCGGCACGAATGCTACTGAGCCCCGAAGGAACTTTTAACGGTGGTGGTTTTTACTTTCGGGATCAACCCGAAAAACCATATTTTAATTATCTGGATCTGATGGTTTATACATCGGCCACAAATGAACACATGGTTGCCAGCCACTCCGGCAGTCGCAAAGTTTTATTAATGTTTTTTGAAAAGTCCCCCACATGAACCAGCAAATACGGATACCGTATACGCCAAGACCACTACAGGCAGAGTTTCATTCGAAGCAACGCCGTTTTTCTGTTGCAGTTTGCCATCGTCGTTTTGGTAAAACCGTGATGGCCATAAACTGGCTGCTGAAAGAGATACTGACCAGCTCCCGTAAAAATGCGGTGGGGGCATACATTGCGCCGACCTATGGTGCGGCAAAACGAATAGCTTGGGCGATGCTACGCGAATATGCTGGCGTTCTCCCATCGGTTAACTTCAACGAAGCAGAACTGCGGTGCGATCTGCCAGACAACAAAAAGATTTATTTACTGGGCTCGGAAAATCCCGACAGTCTTCGAGGCATGGGTCTTACCGCCGTCTGCATGGACGAGTACGCAGATATGGATGCGCGGCTGTATCCAGAGATCATCCGTCCTGCCCTGTCAGACTTTGGAACGGGAAAGGCGTTATGGATTGGAACGCCACGGGGGCAAAACCAGTTTAAAGAAATTTACGACCACGCCGTTACAAAAATGGATAACAATGATCCCGAATGGTTCGCCATGCGGTTTCCGGCATCTGAGACGGGTGTTCTTTCTCAAGCCGAGCTGGATGACGCCAGATCGATTGCCCAAGACGACAGCCAGTATATGCAGGAGTATGAGGTAAGCTGGTCGGCAGCTCTGATTGGTAGCTTCTTTGCAACACAGCTCGACGCTATAGAAGCACGGGAACAAATTGGTAATGTACCGTGGGAGCCCAACCTCGAAGTTTTTACAAGCTGGGATTTAGGAATTTCAGATTCCACCGCAATTTGGTATTTTCAACTTCATCGAGCTGGTGAAATTAGAGTTATAGATTACTACGAAGCATCTGGAGAAGGTCTGCATCACTACATTAAGGAATTGCAGAACAAACCGTATCAGTATTCACGGCATTACTTTCCCCATGATGTCATGGTTCGAGAGCTGGGCAGTGGCTCCAGCCGCTACGAAATACTGACGGAGCTGGGTGTTCGGCCCAGTGTCGTTGCAAAGCTGACGGTACAGGACGGCATCGAAGCCGTTCGGGCAACAATACCCCGTTGTTACTTTGACCGGCAAAACTGTGTATTAGGGCTCAAGGCTCTACGGCATTACCACCGGACCATGAACCAGAGAACCGGCGATTGGAACTCTCGGCCAAATCACGATTGGTCAAGTCACGCCGTCGATAGTTTCCGGTATGGCGCAATTGGAATGCGTGACGGCGACGAAGATGAGAATTTAAAGGTAATGGCGCGAACGGGCAAGATGTCCGATGGCCGCAGTTTAGTTGAAATGGGTGACGGCAGTTTTGGTTGAGATCGAAGATGCTCAATACGCAACTGTTGTTTATATCGCTCGGCATATGCGAATGCTGGATGCTGAAGAAATATATCCTCATATGTGGAGCCCGACACCAGAAAATCTGGCGATAATGTCGTGCCGGAGTAATTTGAAATACGTTGCCTTGAAAGACGGCAAACCTGTTGCGGCGTGGGGAGCAAGCGAGCGTTTACCGGATGTCTGGCAATGTTGGATGTTTGCAACGGACGATTGGATGCAAGTTGCTTTAGCGGTTACCCGTCATATCAACAAAGTGGTTAGACCTGCTGTTATCGAAGCTGGAGCCACGAGGTTGGATTGCTGGTCGATGGAGGGGCATGACGTTGCCCATCGATGGCTTGAAATGCTGGGGGCAGTGCGCGAAGCATCCCTAGAAGATTATTCCTCGGAAAGAAAAACGTATCACTGTTATTCGTGGACGAGATCAAGATTGGAGACAGAAAATGTGTAACCCTTTTAGCTCGCCAAAACCGGCTCCGGCTCCGGTCGTTCAAGCACCGCCAACGCCTCCAACGATTGGGGATGAAGAAATTAGAACGGCAACGAATACAATTCGAAAACGTGGTTCGGCAAACAAAGGTTTTCGGTACAGCATATTGACCAGCTCACAGGGCGACACGTCAGAATTAAATCTCGGCAGAACAACTCTTGGAGGTGCATAAAATGTGTGGCGGTGGAGACGGATCTGACAACGACAGCTATTCAGCGACAAGACCAGCCGAAGAGGCTGGCGGCGAAGCACAAACTTATCGATCTTCAATGACGGGAGTGATTGGATCAAATACCGGAGACACACGTTCTGATCAAGACATGGAAAACGATTCCAGATTAAGTGAAGCTTTAGAAAAAGGCGACAAAGAATTTAAAGATGCGACAACGGGGAAAACCCGAAATGTCGATACGTATGGCAGGTCGGCATCTCCACCTTTGGAGGGATCGTTGCTGGCAAACCTTAACACCAGACCTTCAGTTGGCACTTTGCTGGGAGCGGCAACGTCTTTTGCTTTAGGCGGTATACCTGGCACCATTGCTGGCCAAGCTGTTAAGTACGGCACAAATAGTTTTCTCGGCGGTCGATAATGTGTACTCAGCAAATCTATAGCCAGATGCAATCGGGCGGCAAGAAATTACCGCAAGGTTCAATGGGCTCACGTCTGGATAATGCCCAGCGCAACGCCAGCTCAACGGCAGGTGGCGGCACATACGGCGGTACAATTTTAAATGGTACACCAAAAAACACTGATGTCGATGCAATACGCAAAACGACAATGATGGGGGTTTGATGAAAAACTCAACTGAAACAGAAGAAATCTTTAAGCGTTTCGAAGAGCTAAAAAAAGAACGTGCAAATTTTGAAAGCCATTGGCAAGAAATTGCCGAGCGTATTTTGCCTCGGTCAACTGAGTTTGTTGGTGACCGCTCCCCTGGCGATAAACGTACAGCCCTTATGTATGACGCAACGGCGGCGTTAGCTCTTGAGAGATTTTCTTCGGCTGTTGAAAGTTTATTGACGCCAAGAGGATCACGGTGGCACCGTCTTCGGGCAAGCAATCCTTACGTTGACCGTGACGACGATACACGCCTTTGGTTTGATAATGTAGAAGATATTCTATTTCGCCAGCGGTATCGGCCCCGTGCCAATTTCGCCAGCCAAATGCATGAAGGATATATTTCTCTTGGCGCATTTGGTAATGGCAATCTGTTTGTTGATGAAGATCCCGTAGCTGGATTACGGTATCGCAATGTTCATATGTCAGATTGTTTTTTTGCTGAAGACGAAATGGGCAACATAGATACTGTTTATCGTAAAATTGATCTTGCCGCCCGACAGGTTTTGAGAATGTTTGACGATAAAGATTTGTCTGATGCGTGTCGCAAACGTGCAGAGAAGCAGCCCGATGAGCGAGTTCAGATTTTACACGTTGTCATGCCTAGAAAAGATCGAGACTTAAACCGCAGGGACAGAAAAAACCTGCCGTTCTTTTCGGCTTACTTTGAAGTCGAAGGTCAACACATGATTGAAGAGGGGGGCTACTCGGAGAGCCCTTACATACCCAGCAGGTATGTTACAGGGCCACGGGAAATTTATGGACGAAGTCCAGCGATGCTTGTTCTGCCAGAGATTAAAATGGTTAACGAAATGTCCAAAACGGTTATCCGTGCCGGTCAAAAAATTGTTGATCCACCTTTGCTGGTTGCTGATGACGGTGTGGTTTTTCCGGTTAACACTAAACCAGGAGGCGTAACTTTTGCTCGGTTAGATGGCAGGTCGCAAGCACCAATACAGCCCTTACAAACCGGTGCAAGGGTAGACATCGGTCTTGATATGATGAACCAGCGGCGACAGGTTATCAATGATGCCTTTCTTGTAACCTTGTTTCAGATATTAGTGGAGACGCCACAAATGACTGCGACAGAAGTTTTGCAACGGGCTCAAGAGAAAGGAGCCCTTCTTGCTCCAACTGTGGGTCGGCAACAGTCCGAAACTTTAGGACCATTAATTGAAAGGGAACTTTCAGTATTGACGCGACAGGGACTATTGCCGCCCATGCCACCGGCAATGATTGAAGCGGAAGGCGAGTACGATATTGAATATGTATCGCCGTTGTCCCGTGCCATGAAAGCTGAAGAGGGTGTGGGTATTCTGCGAACACTGGAAATGGTTCAGCCGATTGCCGCGATTGATCCCAGCGTTATGGATAACTTTGACCCCGATGCAATTACCAGAGTTCTTGCCGATACAAATGGCGTACCAATGAAAATACTTCGTAGTCAAGATCAGATTGCAGAAATACGTCAAGGCAGAGCGCAACAAGAGCAGATGGCCCAAGCCGCACAGATGGCACCGCCAGCCGCTGATGCCGCACTAAAGGTCGCTCAGATTGCAGACATGGGCCAACAATAATTGGCAGATCAAGCAGAACAACAAAAGAAAGTATTAGCAGCCTATAAAAATATTTTTATTCATTCACCGGATGGTCAGATTGTCTTGCGCGATATGATGAAAACATCTGGAATGTTTGAAGTGACCGGCATTCGCGACAATGCCGAATTACAGCATCGAACCGGAACGCAGGATATGGTTCGACGCATCTTTTCTATTCTATCGCTCAGTGACGAGCAAATTTATTCAATAGCAACCGTAATCAACACAGGAGAAAACGACGATGGATGACCAAGGGTCCACAGTAGTGGGTAACTCAGAGGCACCACAACAGGATGTCCCAAATGAAAACACCGAAAACCAAAATCAAACCCAAACTCAAAGTGATGACAAAGGCTGGGCAAACGCCCAATACGAAGAAGTCATCCAAGCTAAAGGATGGAACAACGCCGACGATGTTCTTCAAAGTTACACAAATCTGGAAAAGACTATTGGAGCTGATAAAGTGTCTTTGCCAGCGAGCGACCAAAGCATTCTCGAATGGGATGGCTGGTCTAAACTTGGTGTGCCAGAAGATGCGTCAGAGTATGCATTGGCTGCACCAGAGGGCATGGGTAATTATGACCAAGATTTATCTCAAGAGATGCGTTCGATATTTCACGAAGCGAAGTTGACACCGGAGCAAGCTCAATTTGTTCACGACAAATATGTTGAAAGGTTTATGGGTCAAACGGATTTAGCCCAAGCAAACCAGACACAGCAAATTGAGGCGTGGGATAAAGAAATTAAAGATGAATTCGGAACAGCTTTTGACGAGCGAATTTCAGCGGCACGAACTGCCGTTCGGGAATTTGGCGGTGATGATCTGGCAAACTTAATGGATGAGACAGGTCTCGGAAATCATCCCGTACTGGTAAAAGCTTTTGTAAAAGCAGGAATGGCATTAGGTCAGTCTGGGCAGTTTAAAGAAGGCAATAGCGGATCGTTTGGTATTACACCTGCTGATGCTCAAGCTCAGATTGCGACAATGCGAGCAAACCCAGCTTTAACAGATCAAAATCATCCAGAATATAAAGTTATGAATGAAAAACTTACACGATTGTACGAGATTGCTTATCCTGGTGATGGGCAAAATCTCGATGTAGTTGCCACGGTTGGATAACTCTTCGGAGCCTAACTAGACACTGGGTGAGACTAGATCGGCGGATTACGCAGACGGGTCCATTATGGGCAACCCTTCGAACCTTAAACCTTAAACTTTAACTTAGCTGAAAAGGAGATGACTTATGTCAACTCAAATTACGACGGCTATGGTAGAGCAGTATGCTGGCAATGTCGCTCATTTGTCACAACAGAAGGGTTCGCGTTTACGCAACGCCGTTCGTGTTGAGACAGTTGTGGGTAAAAATGCCTTCTTCGAGCAGTTGGATAAAACAGCCGCTCTGAAGCGTACTACTCGTCATGCCGATACCCCCCAAGTAGACAGCGTCCATTCTAGGCGTCGTGTTAGTCTCACCGATTATGACTGGGCTGATCTCATTGATAATGAAGATCGTGTTCGGTTATTGATTGACCCAACTGGTCCTTATGCTCAATCAGCCGCTATGGCTCTTGGTCGGGCAATGGACGATGCAATTATCGAAGCGGCTGACGGCACTGCCTTCACCGGCGTCGATGGTTCAACATCAACAGCCTATAGTTCATCCATGACTGTGGATGTTCAAGTCGGTATTAGCCCAGCGGCCGATACTGGTTTGAATATAGGAAAACTAAGAGCTGCCAAGGAAAATTTGGATGCCAATGAGGCAGACCCAGATATTGCTCGGTATTGCATTATTAACGCAAAACAGCTCTCAAACTTGTTAGCAGAAACTGAGGTCTCCAGCTCTGACTTCAACACTGTGAAAAGTTTAGTTCAAGGTGAAGTAGATACCTTTTTGGGGTTTAATTTCATTCGAACTGAACGTATCGGTGTAGATGCAAATGCAGACGATAAAGTTTTGTATTTTGCGGAATCTGGAATTCTTCTTGGTCTTGGCGCACAGCCAACGATTAAGATTTCAGAACGTGCTGACAAAAATCATGCAACTCAAGTCTTTGCCTCGATGACAATTGGTTCTACCCGTATGGAAGAGAACTTAGTTGGTTACATCGAGTGTCATCCATCTTAAAGGAGAATAAGTTATGGGTACAAAAAACTCGACGCTTGTTGCTAATTATGAAGCGAAGCCTCCAGTTATGTCTGATGCTGGAAACCTACATGGCGTTTTGCGTGTAGCACAAGGCACAATAGCTCTTGCAGCCGGAGATTCAGATGACGATGATATTGTCATGTTGGCTCCAATACCATCTAACGCGACTGTGTCTGCTCTGTTTATCGGATCAGATACGTTAGGCGGTAGTTGCACATTTAATGTAGGCATTTACACATCGGCTGGTGTTGTCAAAGACGAAGACGTTTTTGCAACGGCAGTTGCTGATGCAGGTGCAATGGCTGACGTTCGTTTTGAAGCCGCAAACATCAATACTTGCGGTCAAAAAATGTACGAGCTGGCTGGTGATTCCTCAGACCCTGGTGGGGTCTACTACGTGGCGGCTACGATGTCGGCTGCCGGTGGTACCGGTGGCGATATGTCATTCATAATTAACTACATTGTGACTTAACGGTTAGGGGGGCTTCGGTCCCCCTTTCTTTTTAGGAATTATATATGACTGCTTCAACAACATTTGTCAGCATATGCAATCTAGCTTTAACGGAGCTGGGCGCGGCTAATCCTCCAATTACTGATTTAGCGGATAATACAAAACCGGCAAGAGCCTGTAATCGTATTTTCCAACACGCATTGGAGCAATCACTTCGCGATCACCCGTGGAACTTTGCATTAAAAAGAGCAACACTTGCCGCTGATACTGTTGCGCCAATATGGGACTATGCAAACGCATTTCCATTTCCAACCGGCGCACTGCGAATTATTGAAGTTGATACTACTGAAGAGTGGGTTGTTGAAGGCCAAAGCATTTTATCTGATGCCGCCGCACCACTAAACATCTTGTATGTCGATACGGTAAGCGATCCGACCTTATTTGATGCAATGTTTGTTGAGGCATATGCCGCCAAAATAGCGGCAACAATTGCATTTGACATTACAGCCTCAAGATCGGCTGTCGCAGATATGAATACTCTTTATGCACAGCGACTACAGGCGGCACGGCTTGTTGACGCTCAAGAAAGTTTAAGTGCAGATGAAACGAATTGGTTAGAAGCGAGAAACTAAATGGCACGAGTTTCCCAGCTCCAAACAAACTTTACCGCAGGTGAGTTGTCCAATCGTTTATTGGGAAGACCGGATCTTTCAAAATATAAAGACGGTGCAGAACTATTAGAAAATGTTGTTGTCTTTCCGCATGGTGGTGTTTCACGTAGGTCTGGCACAAAGTTTGTAAAAGAAGTTAAGGTCAGTGCAAATAATACACGGCTTATTCCTTTTGAGTTTTCTGTTACCCAAGCTTACGTTCTTGAGTTTGGCGATGAAATTATGCGTGTCTACAAAGATGGTGGATCAGTTTTAGAGGATAATAAAACAATTTCTGGGGCCACTAAAGCAAATCCGTGCGTCATTACTGCAACGTCACACGGTTACAGCAATGGAGACGAAGTCTTTATTTCATCTGTTGTCGGCATGACTGAGCTGAACGGAAAATATTATAAGGTTAAAAATAAATCTACCAATAAGTTTGAGCTGAAAGACATTCACGATCGAAA